ATGGGAGCGTTTCAGATTTTTGGAGCCATTGATATTTAAAAATCAAACTGCGTGCGGCCACCCCACCCTAAAGGATGGGGTATGCTTCGGGCCGCACGCCCGGTTAGCGGGAACTTAGAAATCGTGGAGTCTTCGTTGCCTGAATCCTCTTGATCTGCACGATCGAAACTCTGCATTCGATTTCCCTTGAGATTCGTCAATTTAGTGCTCGATTGTGTCAGCAGTCACGTTCCCAATGGATCGAAAGAATTTACCAATTGACCACTTATTTTCCACCGAAATAACGAGCGAGGGTTCACTTCATCCCCAACCTGAAGGTCGGGGTATTCGTGACCCTCCGCACTCCCGATGTAATAAAGGGGTGTTTATAAATGTCAGATGATGAAAAGAAGTTTACTCAGGCCGATGTAGATCGGATTGTTACGGATAGACTCGCGAGAGAGAAGGCAACGCATGGGGATAATGAGGCCCTGAAAGTCGAAAATGCGACCTTGAAGGCTTCTTTAGCGTCCGAGCAAACCGCACGCATCGGCCTTGAAGGTAAGATAGCCACTTCGGAAGGAATCACCCTAAAGGCAAGAATCGCCCAAGAGGAGAGGCTTCCCGAAGGATTAATCCCACTCATAACGGGCAGGACCGAACCAGAAATCAGAGCAGCTATGAAACTTATGGCTGCTTCTATCGGTCCAGGCCCGGCCGTTGGTGCAGCGACTAATCCTGCAACTCCTACACCTCAGCGATACACGCGTGAGCAAGTATCAAAGATGTCACCGGAGGACATAACAAAGAATTGGGCAACCATTGAGGCTCAAATGGCTGACGGGTCGCTCAATACGGCAGGTTAAATAAATGACTCTGAATAACTTTATACCTAGCATTTGGAGCGCAAAGCTCTTGGAATCGCTTAAGAAGGCCCATGTTTACACTCAGACAGGAGTTGCAAACACGGATTACCAGGGAGATATCACCGGGTTGGGCTCAATTGTAAAGATCAATGGTATCGGCAGTGTGACCGTCAGACCCTATGTTAAGGGTACACCTATTGAACCTCCCGAGACCCTCACCGATGCACAAACCTCTCTGCTCATCAATCAGGCAGACTACTTCAACTTCGAGGTCGACGATGTGGACGTTGCCCAACAGATCCCTAAGGTCATGACGGCTGCGATGGCCCAGGCTGCTTATGATATGTCGGAAGTCTCAGACAAGTACGCCGCCGGCCTGATGGTTGCCGGTGTTCCTGGCGGGAACAAGATTGGCGCTGTGGGTTCGGCCATAGTCCCAGACCCGGACACGGCGGGCCTAACTGCCTACGACTACATAGTGGACATGTCCACAAAGCTGAGTGAGGCATCTTGCCCGAAGAATGGCCGCTACATAATCATCCCTCCGTGGATGACTGGCGAGTTGGCAAAGGATGATAGGTTTACCAACATGGCCGCCTCTGGTAGCCCCGAGGCCCTGAGGAATGGGTTTGTGTCCAGGGTTGCAGGCTTCGATGTTCTTGAGTCTCTGAACGTCCCAACTATCGCAGATAGCGAAGACACCGACAGCCTGATCATAGCCGGTCAGCCGATGGCCTTCAGCTATGCAGAACAGATTAACAAGGTCGTACCCTTCAGGCCTGAGGATGCTTTCTCGGACGCCGTGAAAGGCTTGCATCTGTACGGCTGCAAGGTCGTAAGGCCAACCTGTCTGGCTCTCCTGACCGCAAGGGCGGTGACTTGAATGAGGCTCCTTTCCCTCATTCTCATCGGGCTTATCTGCCTGAGTGGGCTGGGAGCCGTGGATGCGACCAGGACGGCAATTCATCAAACAGATGCGGTCGCCGATTCCTACGCCTCTAATAACGCCTGGCTCGCCCTGAGTTCGTCTACAGGCCATTACCTGAATTACACGAATGATGGCAAACAGCTGCTCCTGGTGAACACTACAACGCTTCTAACCGAAGATGCCCAAAATATCACGGTCGCGTGCGGGGTATTCTGGCGGGAAGCTCTCGGAAATGCTACGTTTACGCTGCCTACTAACCGTACTTATGTGTTGGGGCCTTTTGAGTCCTCGCGGTTCAAGCAAGACGATGAGTGTCTCTATGTGTCTACGAATGCGACACGCGGCAAGATAATCGCGATCAACTTACCCTATTAGGTAAGTTCCTCTATTTTTAGGGGGTGATAATACGGCTGATTACATAACCCATGATGATGCTGAGGATTATTTCGCTACGCGGCTTAATGCTACTGCTTTCCTGGGTGCTTCGGATGCCGATATGGAAAGTGCCCTTCACATGGCAACCCAGGCCATCAACAGCCTACCTCTGAAGGGCTGGAAGGCCGATCCCGAGACTCAGGTAAATGCTTTCCCTAGATACACTCCTCTTGCAAGGGGCGGCTACATGGGCGATGGAGTAACGGTCCCTCAGGTTGTCATAGATGCGTGCTGCGAAGAGGCCTTAGAACTCCTGGCCACGGGAAATAATGCACGTCGCACTCTGCAGGACCAGGGAGTAACCGAACTCAAGATGCTTGATATCTGGGAGCGATTCGCTCCTCCAGCAGGACAGCCTACCCTGACATCAAGGATTGCCAGACAACTCATGAAGCCCTACATGGCCGCAGGAGTGCCGATAGTATGACGTTGGTGGTCGGCCCGATGCATGACTATCTGAAAAACAAGGGTGAATATAAGTCTCCCTGGTTTCTTTATAACGATCTGTCTGCAGCTACTCTGACCTTGACCGGCTCTCCACCGGCCGGAAATTTCAAGCTTCGAATTGATGTGCTGCCGAAGGGGATTCACACGGATATTATCGGCACCGTTCAGGTTAATGCCGAAACTCCGCTGGTCTTTAGTGGCACAAATACCTCAGTGTGGTCGGTGGCTACCCTGTCGGCAGTGCCTACTGTCAAGTGCGTTGGCCTTGACTGCAAGATAAGGGTTATATGCACAGCCACGACCGGCACACCACCGGCGATTATGTATTTTACCGATTATCCTCTCTTCAATTGCATGTGGATAGATACGACCCAGATGTTTCTGAGCAGCACCGGCACATGGACCCAGGCAATTGGAAAGGTAGTCGCCGAAACTGATTACGAACTCGGAGAATATATCCGCAAACCTGGGACCATCATCGACCGCATAATCAAGCGGTGTTCTGTTGCCAAGGATCTGGACGGTAACGAGATGTATAGAGTATTTATGCTTTAAAAAGAAATGGGGGAACATGCAAGAGAAATTAGGTGAGACTTTGGCGTCTATGGATGAAAAGATTGCAAAAATCATAGAATTGGACATTACCCGCCTTGGGGTATTGGGGACGCCGGGCAATGTTCCAGATAACCAGGATATCCACCAGATAACCACCCGATGGATGGAATTAGGCACGGCTCTGAAAACTCTGGCGGATGGCTTAGAGAGCTATCATCGTGTAAGCAAGGCGATTCAGCGCGAAGAATTGGATCCATAAGAAAGACCAGCATGGCTATATCCACCCATGAGCCCATATGTCACAAGAGCCTAAGAGCCGATCACCCAGGCCCGGACGCAGCTTGAAGTGCGTGTAACCTGCAAGAATCCTCCCTCTTTTTCATCCTCTCCTTGATATGGCCTAAATCGCTTCTGCCTAACTACCCATTCCATTACTCTATGGAATGATTTATCGACGATTGCCAGCCATCGATTAACCAGCATCGGCTAGAATCATATTACGCTGTAGAATCCAGAGCGCAAAGGTAGACCTTACGAGGTCGAAAGCATATTTATAAAATTATGCGAACCTCTTATACCGGCCTGGAAGGTTGTATATTCAAGTGCGTGCAACTTGGCACAACTCACTAAAAAAAACCTTGAACTAAGCAAAAAGTTTTGCTAAGTTATAAATACAATGGAACCGAACCAATCTATCGGCAGGAAGAGAGAGGCATGGCAAGACTCATGGAATTGGGGTTGATTCTCAAAGGAGAAGAGGCCAAAGAGTTCCTAAAGAACGAGAAGAGCTCTGCGTTTACCTCTGAACAGATCGCGTTTTTCAGAGAAGCGAAACGGATTTACAGAGCGAATCGTAATAAGTTCTGATGGAGAAAATCCCGATAAAGGAGCTTAGCATCGAGTTACTTAATGCCAAGTTCAACCTCGCTCCTTTTGATTCGGGTGATGACCCAGATGATGATGAATTAGATGATTTTCTTAAAAATGATGCTTTAAATGAACAACGGCTTCTATTAAGTAGAACACGCCTATGTTTTTATAGGGACCGCATCGCTGGTTTCATTTCATTAGCTGCCGATTCGGTTCGCTTAGACAAACTTGATAAATGCCAACATGTTGCTGGTATTGAGTACCCTGCATATCCTTGCATTTTAATCGCTCGTCTGGCAGTAGATAAACAACTGCATAAGCGCGGCATCGGAAGCTTTTTGCTTCAGCTCGCCATCGGCTTCGCCTTAGAAGTTCCGCTTGGGTGTCGGTATCTATCGGTTGATCCTAAGACGAAATCAATAGATTTCTATAAAAAATTCGGATTCGATTACTGGACAACGAATAGGCGAAGAATGTATCTAAATATGGAAGACGTGACCCGAAAATCGCAACGAGAGGAATCGCTAGACTTTTGGTCAATTAAAGAAGAAGGGCCCAAAGACTAAGTGAGCGCGTCTCTTTTGATAGTGCCACATTATCGCCATGAAAGATAGGCCAATGTGATCCTATCATCTAGACACCATAAAAAATATAGCTGATCACCATATCATGACTCTTGAGGGAGTGGTGATCACCATGAGGATTTATCTTGAACCTGATGATCAGATGCTAAAGGAGATCAACCAGGCGGCGAAGGATACCGGCATCGGCAAGGCTCAATTTGTTTTAGAGGCTGTTGATCAGTACCTACATGGTGGTGATCAGAGCGAACTGGCCAGCACAAAGGCCGCCCTCGACAAGGCCAGGGAGGACCTTGACCGAAGATGGTCCGAGATCACCACATTAAGAGCAGAGATCACGGCTCTTAAAGCTGATTTGGAAAAGACAAGATCGGCATATGATAAGGTGATGATCAGCAACCAAGAACTTCAGAAAGGTACCGATCAAGCACGCGGCGAACTTGAAGGCTTGAGGCGTGATCAGGACCATTTTAAGAGCACCATTGAACTGAAGGATAAACAGATCGGCTTCCTAGAAGGCCATGTAGCGCAGCTCACCCAAAGCATCAGCCAGCTGGCCCTGAAGCCAGGTGAAGAAGAGATCAAGAAAAAGGGCTGGTGGCAGTTCTGGAAATAAGGAGATGAAATGGAGCTAGATTTAATAGGCCAAATTTGGGGCATGCCCTTTGATTTAATAGGCCAAATAAGCGATCCTCCGTTTTGGAATAGTGCTATTCTCGCGGCCGCGATTTCTGCAGGCTTAGTGTCTATCGCCAATTTGTTGCTTGATCGTAGAAGAAATGGACAAGAGAAAAAGCGAAGGCAATTGCAGGTTTACACCCAATTAAAAGGAAGGAAAATGGAAATAAAAGATGATGCTTACGCAAACAACACTAAATCAAGTATTTACAAACATTATAAGAGAGAATCTTAGGCCAAATCGTGAAGATGAAGCAGGAGTCATAAACCAAGAAAATTTCAGATTAAGACAACTGGGTGATAGTCTTATAGTAGATGTATCGAAAAGCACAGGACGCTTCATCGAGACTTTAAGTGAGATTCAATATCTGTTCCCAAATGTAATAGAGATTAATAAAAAAATTAATAATATTATTCAGATGCAACAAAGTTTAGTTGATGTATTTGAGAGAGGAATTTTAATTCAATTCAATGAAGATATTATACGCGAAATAAGTACTCCCGTCCAAATAGGGGGAATTACGTCAGAACAGATCAACCAACTGCGAAATACTTCAGTGAACAGAGCAAGTGATGAAATTTTTAATTGGATAATTACTAACATCATTGTCTCGGTAGAGAATATAGAAAATGATTTATTGTCGGAATTTGTGGAAAAAACATATCACCAAAAGCTCCTAAACATAATAGCTCGATTTAAGAATTTGTAGAGTTCAGGCTCACTCGGTAAGACAGGGATCGTTGAGCAGAGCCTTCTTGGAAAGTAGGAGAGTTGGGCCACATTATTAGAGATGCAAAGTCGTAATGTGACACTACTATTTTACTTGATGGATACTTGATGGAGCTGGAGGGGAAATAAACGGAGTTATCCATAAAAATAGTATGTCAAGTGGGAGTCCTTATAGAGTGCATCCCTCTTTGATTATGCCCGTTGAGACTAAGGCATCTTTCATATGGCTCAATCCCACCTTAGTGATACTGTACATATTCAGGTTATCCTGTCTCGCTACTATGTATTGCATGGACTTCAGATAATCGATTGCTTCTCTTGCTCTTCGCTCGCTTATACCATGTTTTTGGAGGGACTTCAAAATCTCCCAAATATGGACAGGACCTTCCCTCTTTAGCTCTCCATTGCAATATATGGCATGGAAAGTCAACAGTTCTACTTGCTCGTAGTCTGAGATGATTTCAATATTCTTCATAATATAATGTGTGTTTGTCCAGTATAAATAGATTGCTATGGAAATGCTGTATGCTCGTTTCATTTGGCAACGGTCTGGCGAAGATATCTATCCTGCCAAAGAAATAATATTCGTCTGCTATTATAATAGAAACGAGACCGAAACGGTAGTAGCATATCACCTAAAGCAAGCATCAAACGGTTATTATCCTTCTCGGATTTATAGAATTGATGAGAATTACTTTAAATACTCCTGCCTACAGGCTCATGGCTACTCCCAGGTCCGACCGTTGCCGAAGGCTACGACTGCCGATTATTGGAGAATCCTTGAGGTTCTCGGTCTTTCCTGTTAATCGCGTGGTCTGGCGGCCATCATTGGGTCTGTGGCCACATGCCAGGGCAGGCCAAAGAGATTCTGCTCTCCTCATGGCCCTGATGGTGTCCCTTCTGCTCACAGGCTCTCCACCAGCTCCGGAGAAGAGTATCCTGGCCTGTTGGCTGTCGAAGGAGATCTCCTTTCTCCTCAGGGGGTCATCCTGGATTGCGGTCTTGAGGTAGTCGATGATCGATATTGCTCGGGCCATGATTTTAGAGCACACTTGAATTACCTTCCCGCCTTCCTCTGGCCTGTTCTTCAAGGCCTCGCGAATTTTGAGGAAGAGCCGCTTGATGCAGGCATTGAGCAGCAAAAGTTTAGCTGTTGGCGACTTCTCGGCTTTAAGGGCTCTTGCATTATCTTCTGTGAGCCTGGCCAGCTCCCTACCACGCAACAGGCCGGCATCCCGGACGGCCTCGGCCATCTGATTGTAGATTGAGACAAGGTCCTCCAGGACGGCCTGGAATTCGGAAACGGGAATTTCAAGAGTGTCTTCTGGCGGTACAAAACCGGCTTTGGGTGATGTGCTCCCAAAGGTATTTATGCTGGCTGTGGCTATTTCTGACATGACATATGCTCCTTCTCGGAGTTTCCTGTCAGGGTGGTATGAACACCCTGGCCGGAACCAGTTTTATTACGACTATTATTAAGTGGAATTATTCAAATTATTATTAAAGCTATGGGCGGATACGGTAAAAGCTATATTCTCCGATATGTTATCTATTAATACATCAACTCTCACCAAGATTGATGTTCAAGGGACTGCAGGGACGCCTTCAGGGTTTCCCTGAGTCTCTGATGCTTTTTGTGGTTCTGTCGCGTCTAGTAATCGCACTATGACGGCGTTATAGTCTTCTCCTTTGAACCCTCTGGCCTTCAAGCGGTCACGGGTGGCCGTTGTTAGCCTTATGTTCGTATACGTCTTCTCTTTCATAGTTAAATACTCTCCACCATTATATTTAAATTTACCTCTATGAACGTAACTCTTATATATCATTACGTACTATTAAGTATTTGGTGAGAGTTGATGTCTGGAAAAACAATATTCGACGGCAATTCGCCGAAAACGCAAAGCATCGAATCTGTAAAGAGCCTGTTGAACTGGCGTAGCCGTGGCAGTGATCCCATGCCCTCTTTCATCGAGCTGGCGGGCAGCGTCCGGCTAACCAAGAGCAGTAAGGGCGATGCATATTACACGACCACGCCCACAAACTGCTCCTGCCCTGGTCGCACCTACAACCCAGGCCAGCAATGCAAGCACATGAAAGCACTACTGGCCGGTGATAGTGTGGGAGCATCGCGAGCGCAGGCCAAAGCCTACCAGGCCCGCCAGAGGGAGATGAGGGTAAAGGCGAAGGCCTGCACCACACCAGAAGAGCACCAAGAGCCCGCGAAGAGGCTCGCCAGGCCACCAGAGGACAGCATCCGGCCCGAGGGCAAATGGGCAGGTGGCCACAATGGGCCAGTGCTGGAGGTGGCCTAAATGGAGCGTGTCGAGCACTTCCACAGCTCCGGACCATCTCCGGAACCCCTGCGGATCAAGGTCGAGCGTGGCCAGAAGGGAGGCTTCGCGTTTGAGGTCAGCTTATCCGGCGCCGATGAAGCCGCGATGATAGAGCGAATCAAGGGGATCTACGAGCAGCTGGACCGCGAATTTTGCCCCAGGGAGGCTTGACCTCCCTTTCAGGCGGCGCAAGGTTCGCGATCAGCAACAGCCTCGGCAACTGACGCTTTTTCGCGAGCCCGCTATTGCCTGAAATGAGACAAGGCGAGGAGATAACGAAAAATGGCAATAGAAGACTCTGACGAAATTGAAATAGACGACTTGAATAAAAAGATTATAAAAATGGTAGTTGATAGCAAAAAACCGCTATCAATCTCACAGGTGGTCAAGCCTTTTCTGGCTGAAAAATCCAACCGGCAGTTACGTTATCGCGTCGATAAGCTGGCGCTTGCGGGTTTTTTGCGCCGCAAGGAATATCCGGGTTGTGTATTGGTCACCGCCACCCCAAAAGGGCGCGTGGTGGCATCCGGCGGGCCCTGATGCAGGCGGCGCAAGCCATCGCGGGGGAGCAGCCCCGGCAAAGGTGCTTTTCTACGATGGCCGCCATTGCCTGAAAGAAAGAGGCAGCGGGAGATCAGTCTGGGCGAAGCCACCAGGATATTAATACAGGCAGGCATGGACGCTCTCAGACGCGCTGGCCGATGATTAATTGAACAAAATATTTATATATGATTAGTAATAATCAGATCATATTGCGGCCAGAAAAATCTGGTCGGCCGCTAGAAACGGCTATAATGACAACCGTATCGAAAAAACGTCGGTGTCTCCCGATGGGGAAGATGAGCAAGTCTAACAAGGCGGGTTCATCACAGGCGCTAACCAAAGAAAAACGTCGTACCTCCCGATCAGAAATGTGGGCCTACGTTCGCTGTTGCGGACTCCCGACCTTGGAGAATGACTGGCCACCGGCCGCGATAAATTACGCAGTTCGAGCGGGAAATCGAGCTTAAAATTTTGATATAGACCATCAAAACGTGAACGCCGCGGGGCGGTTATACCCCGTTTAATTTATATATTTTATCGATTTTAAGCAGTCTTATAATGATCTCATCATAAGTCTCTCCTTTTGAGCCTGTCTTTTTCAAGCATATACTTAGTGGTGGTACTAATGTGGCACCGCAAAATAATAATCAGCAAATAATTAAAGGGGCATTAATCGCCCAGAAAAGAGTGGTAGCGAATGGATGAAAAAAATAAGACCGGAACAGACGGCATTGCCGTTCTGTTAGATAAATGGATAGGCGAAATTCTATACTGTGAAAAAATTGGCGGAAAACGATTCACCGCGCGGTTAGTAGCCGTCCGAGGCTACCACCTATTCTTTGTGAATAGAAGCGGCTGGCTGATGATGGATTCAATTGATTCATTGGTGGCTATTAGACCATTAGATAGACCAAAACTTACTGACGAAGAAATTGAGAGCATGGGCCAGGCATATCAAGATCAACTTAAGGCGGAGGTGATGATAGAGGCCCAAGAGACAGCCCGGCGCGATGAATATGAATCTGCCGCGCGGGCCAGGAAGGGACTCTAAATGAAGATTCCCGCCGTATTTGATCAGCCCGGCGCTACCTTTACTTTCATGGCCCCCGGCAGTAAATGGCCTCCAATCGATCCACCGACAGGATGGCAATTACCAGAAAACGGCCATTCATATAAAGAGGCATTGGCCTACAATGGAAATGTAGGCATCCGGGCCGGTAATGGCTATGTAGGACTGGACCAGGATGTACCAGAAGTATTCAAGGGCCTTGTGGTGCCAACCACCACAACGTGGGAGACACGACCCGGACGGCTGGGCATGTGGTTGCAATGTGCAGGCGTGCCACCTGAGTTGATGGCAAAGCATGGCAAGCCGCCTAATCATTCTCAGTTTAAGCTATTTAAGGATGGCCTGGTGGTAGGCGAACTCAAATTGGAGAGATGCTACCAGGTGATCCCACCAAGTTGGAAAACCTTAGACCCTGAAGATGGAGGACAGATCGTCCAGTATAAGATGCTGGACTCATCTCCACCCGCCTTGATAGATCTTGTCTACCTGGTGGAAAGCATCCTGGCCCTGCCAGGCGTATCATTTAATAAGAATCCCAAATCGAAATCGGATACGGCCGACTGTCCGGTGGAGGCCATGCCCGCAGAGGCCACTGAGAGGCCCGCAGAGACACCGGACGAGAGAGCATTATCTTATGCCACAGCCGCGTTATTAAGTGAGCTTGAGATAGTAGCGAAGGCCCCGGTAAGCACAAGATATGACCAGGTTTATGCATCCGGCTGCAACCTGGGCGAGTTCGTGGCGGCCGGACTACTGCCTTTTGAAGCCACCGCCAAAGCCCTGATCGAGGCGGGCGTTAAGTCTGGCTTGACCTGGAAGAAGGCGGGCGAGTCGGCCCTGAATGGATTAAAGAAGACCGCGAATAAGCCCCGGAAAATTCCTGAAAAGTCTTATGTAACAACTGAGTCGTCCGAGCCAACCACCACGTTACATAAGAAACCGCTACCGGCCGGGCAAGAGGACTACAAAGCACATCTCGAAGGCAATCTGGCCGAGCTCGAAGAAATTAAGCAGGCCAGGATAAAGCAAAAGTTTCAACCGGAAGAGTTGCCCGTGGAGATCCCCGCAAAGGATGAGCCGGGGCCGTGTGATATTAAAGGATTGCTGGATGTATATAAGAAGTGGCTTTACATCAAAGAGGATTACAGCGTTGTAGGGCCTATGGTGGCGGCCATTGCTAACTTCTGCCCAGGTGATCCAGATATCATAGGCATCATAGCTCCATCTGGATCCACCAAAACGGAGGGGATAAGGGCCCTGGGACAGGAAGAGAACCAGTTCATTTACCCTCTATCATCCTTGACTGAGCATACTTTCATCTCAGGATATGTGGACAAAAAGGGCAAGACTGGCCGGGATCTAGCGCCGGAACTGAAGCATAGACTCCTGGTTATAAAGGATTTGACAACCATTTTATCCAAAAAAGAGGATATAAGAAGCCAGATATTTGCAGACTTCCGAGAGCTGATGGACGGATACATTGAAAAGGAATTTGGGAACGGCACAAAAAAGCTATATAAAGATATTCATAGCTCTATACTATTCGCCTGCACCAATGCCATAGAACGGTATTATTCAATGTACTCTAATCTTGGGCAGAGGATGATCTTCATGAGGCCCAACGGCGACAAGGTAGAGGCCCGGAAGCAGAGCGTTAAGAACCGGCCCAGCCTCAAGGCCATGAGGGCAGAGATTCATAAGGCTACAATGGAGTTCTTGCAGCTTAATATCGACCGGACAAAGATGGGGCTGCCTACGACACCGGACGTTGTGGCTGAAGAGATGGGACCACTATTCGACTTCCTGGCAGTGGCTAGAACTTCCATCCATCACGATATGAAGGGAGATATAGACGAGATCCCAGAACCCGAGTACCCGACCAGGATCGCAAACACTCTGACCAGATTAATAGAGGTTCATGCTCTGGTCTACGGCCGGGATGAGGTAGGGCCTGAAGATGTGGCGTTCGGAATAAGGATAATCAAGGACAACGTGCCTACAACACGGCTTAAGTTGCTTGAGATCATGAGTGAAGCCTCAGCCGTCTTATTGGCTACTCCCACCGTGGCAACTAAGGCAGAGCTGCCTACGAACACAGCCAAGAGGGTTCTGGACGAGATGTTTGCCCTGCATCTGGTGGATAAGGTCAGCCGTGATTCTAAGGATGAAGATGATTTGGATCGGCGCTCCGACTCATATCAGATCAAAAACGAGTTTTTGGCTCCGGTCCAAAAACTCAAGATAGAGGGGTGACATTGGGGGAGAGGGTATATATCATGCTCTCTTACATATTAAATATTAATATTTCAATTACAAAGTCAAGAAGAAGTACATCTTGATACATATACCCTCTCCTTGGATGGCAACCCTCTATATATTTGCTTTCATTCCATACTCTTTATGTATAGGTTATGGTGGTTGGCAATGCCAAAAAGATGTGCAATTTGTATTCACGATAAAAGATGCGAAATAGAACGGGACATAATCAAGGGGGTTCCGTATTCTACCATAAGCCACCTTTACGGCGTAAAGGAGCAGTGCATCAAGGACCATCGAGCAGCCGGTCACCTAAGCGCAGAGGCCACCAAGAAACGCGGGGATGATATGGCCGCACTTCTTGAAGAATGCTTAGCAATCAGTCTGGGTGCCGCGGGTGAGGCCCGGGCCGCGAAATGCTACAGTGCTGTGGGCTCGATCATGGCCGGACCTTATAAGGTTTTGGAGAGAGTGCCCACGGGGGACGAGGAATCGGGGCTGCAGGCCATGAGGGCGGAACTCAAGGAGAGACGAAATGTGGAAGCTGCCACCCCCGGACAGTAAGGCGGCGGAGGTCTGGATAGACAGCCTAGAAGATGAGGACAGTAAGCTCTTCTTGCTGTCCGGTGCTGTCCGGTCAACCAAAACGGTGGGCAGCCTCATCACCTGGGCGGATCGTGTCAGCTCCGGGCCTGTCAATGTACCTCGGGTGATGATAGGCAACACTGAGCGCACCCTGGCCCGCAACTGCATAGATCCCTTGAGGGAGTTTGTGGGTGTCAAGAACTGCCGCCTGAATGCTGGCACCGGCGAGCTATTCCTGTTCGGCCGCAGGATCTATCTGGTGGGTGCCAATAACCTGGGTGCACTTCCGAAAGTCCAGGGGCCTACCTTTTATGATGCCTATTGCGATGAGGCCGCCACCTATCCCTATGAAGTCTTCAATATGCTGGTGTCGAGGCTGTCACTCCCAGGCTCGAAGCTCTGGGCCACCATGAACCCCGGACCGCCTGCCCACTGGATGAAGAAGCACTTCATAGACAGGGCTGATGAGATCCGGGCGAGGGTCTGGACCTTCGAGTTGGACGATAACTCATTCCTGTCGCAGGAGTTCAAGGACTGGCTCAGGGCCACCTACACGGGCCTATGGAAGAAACGCATGATTGACGGCGAGTGGGCAATAGCAGAGGGAGCTGTCTTTGCCAACTTCGACCCTGCCATGCACGTAGTCAAGGGGCCGCCTGATGAGCCTATGAACCAGATGAGGATCGGTATAGACTATGGCGCAGCCAACCCGACTGTCTTCTTGAAAGCCTGTCGTTATAATCGAATGTGGATAATCACCCAGGAATATTATCATCGCCCGAAGGAGCAGGACCAGAAAACCAATTCACAGTATGCAGCCGACCTCATAACCTTTCGGGGCGAGTTGCATCCTACCAGCATCGAGGTTGATCCGAGTGCCCTTGCCTTTATCATCGAACTGCGACGGGCAGGCGTCGGAGGCGTGCATGGGGCAAATAATGATGTCCTCGGAGGCATCCAGAAGATCTCCCAGGCCCTTAACGCTGGTGCCCTGGTGATTAGCGAAGCCTGCCCGAACCTCATAGAAGAGATGCAGAGTTATTCCTGGGATGATAAGGCGGCCGCCCAGGGCATTGATAAGCCCATTAAGAGCGGCGACCACGCGATTGATGCACTCAAATATATAATCAACGCGATATTTTAGAGGTAGTTTTATGGTGATAACAAGTCTCAAAGCCTTTGAAGCGGGTGCGGAGTGGCCGATTCAATCCGAGCAGGAGAGGATGGATCGCTATGTTAGAAATGGGTTGCTCTATGACGGAAAACATGAGCAGGTATGGCCGGACTTAAACCCGTTTGGGAAGAGTAAATCCGGTGGAGAGCATACCTTTGTGTTGGCCGACACCATAGACAGAAATTATGTATCAATGACGGTCAACTGGTACAAAAGGGCAACCACAGTATTCGCCGATCTCCTTTGCGGAGAGCCTTTCAAGATTACTGCCGATGCTCAAGATGCTGCAGACAGGCTCATCGCCGATAATGCCCTGGTTCTGAAGGCTTACGAGATTGCCCTGTCGCTGATCCAGAACGGGGCAGGCTTATATAAGGCCCGATTTGATAAAAGAGGCATCATAGATGTCATTAACCCTAGAATCTGGTACCCGGTGGTGTCGCCAGATAGCACTGAGTTCGTTGCTCACGTCCTGGCGTGGAGTTTCAAGGAAGGCGAAGAAGAGTATGTCAGAGCTGAGATCCACGAAAAAGGCAAGATCACGAATAAGCTCTTTCTGGTGGAGGCCGGTAAACTCAAGGTTGCTCTTCTGACCAAATTTGAGCGCTATGCTTCCATCCTGCCCGAAGTTAAGACGGGCGTTGATGCCTTCCTGGTGGTGCCCGTCCAGAACATCCTGGGAAGTGACGGCGTCTACGGCATGGACGATTACTCCGACATGAACGACCTGGTTAAGGAGCTTGAGAAGAGGCTTATCCAGAACTCAAGGATCTTAACCAAACATGCTGATCCCTCGATTAGCGGGCCTGCAAGCAAGATAGATATCGACCCGTATTCCGGCGAGGCCGTGGTGGTGGGCGGCGGCCAATATTATGGCTACAACACCGGTGAACCAGTGCCCGCTTACATGGTCTGGGATGCGAAACTTGAGGCTTCTTATCTGCAGATAGACCAGATCATCCAGAAGCTTTACATGGTGTCGGAGCTGTCACCGGCCGCCCTGGGCGAGCTTAAGCAGGGCCTCGCCGAGAGCGGATCAGCCCTTAAGAGGCTCATGATGCCCACTCTTGCCAAAGTGAATAGGTTGAGGCTCAGGCTCGATCCTGGGACCAAGGAGATCTTAAGGGTCACAGCCGCCCTTGAGGTTGGAGGCCGTGGTGTCGATGCTGCCGCGCTCGACAACATCCAGATTGCCTGGTCTGATGGTCTGCCCCGTGACGAGACAGAGATAGTCAAAAATGAAGTATCCAGAAAGATGGCTGGACTGACTACCACGGAAGACTCCCTCAAGAGGCTTGACCCCGAAATGTCGGACCAGGATCGCAAGGCGGCCGTAATCACAATTTTTGAAGAAAGTGACCGTCTAAACAGTCTTTAAAAGTTTTTAACGTTTAACCTCAACGGGAAAATCAAACTGCGTGCGGCCACCCCACCCTAAAGGATGGGGTATGCTTCGGGCCGCACGCCCGGTTAGCGGGAACTTAGAAATCGTGGAGTCTTCGTT